AATACAATATCACCAGTTCCAAGCTTACTGTCGTACAAAGAAGTAAACTGTCTATAAGCCAAAGAAGGCATTTGAGTATTCCATTCATGAGATCTAGTTGGGTCATAGTATGTTCCATCATTTTGATATCCCTGCACGGCATACCCAGCTGAACGAACAGGATAAATTACTTCTAAAGCTTCCAACTGTGTTTGGTCCATCATCCAGCCATACTTATCTATGACATCTGATACAGACATCATATCTGTTTTACCTACCCAGTTACCCTGAGATATGTAACGTACATCTGGTGATTTATGGTAAAATGTAAGTAGGGGATTCCAAAGCTCCACCTCATAGTCATCCTCCATCATATTAAAATGCCAAAACTCTCTATCTGTAATAAGCATATCACGGAAAGCACGCTCTTCAAGCTCTTGCATTTTAAATCTTTCCTCATCTACAGACATCTGGTGAGTGGCCCACTTCTCTACAATAGATCTATAATCCTTCTTAAAAAATGATTCTATTTCAGGTAGCTTTTTTAAAACATCTGGTTCAAGTTGTTGTTGAGCTTCTTCAGAATCTAACTGCACACCTTTACTTATAAGCTGTTCTGTAATTTTTATATTAGCTTGTTGCAAAAGAACGTCCTCTAGCATTTGTCTTTTCTGTTCCAACATCTCATTATAAGACATATCATCAACAGCTTTAAACATAATCCTGCTACTACGTTTGGCAAACTCATTAGCCAACACATTAATTACATTAGGAATAATAGGATAGAACTTAAGTTCATATGCCGAAATATCTTCTTTAGTTAGGGTTTCTATAAGATCAGCCATCTCATTATCTTCTTCCACTATATAGTCACTCTTGTCTATAATACCTTTTGATAGTTTATAGTTTTTACTTAACCTTCTAGCATTACGTCTAAGCTGACGCATACCTTGCCACTCTAACCAGTCTAGGTTCCAGGCTCTCCATTCATCATCTTTTTCTTTTTCAGATAAAAATTGAATAGGTTGGGTAAGAGTACCCATCTTATTGTATTCAGCTTTTTTACCATTCTTTAGGTCTAGTGCGTTATATATTTGCATGGCTATTAATTAGTTAGAGTGATATTTTCAGTGATAACATATGTTACACCAGCTGGTCCTGTTGTATTAATATATGAAAATGTACCAGCATTAAAGTCTGAAATTGTAATTGTGTATATCATCTCATGTTTTTAAATGCGTTTCTAGGAGGAGCTTTCATTCCTGTAGGTCTAGATTGCTGACCAATATGTCTAAATGCACTCCAATTTAATTTACTAAATTTTTGGGAGTTAGCCAAATTATCCTTTGTAACTTCTATACGTTTAGATAACCCCCTATTAGATTGCTGCACTTTAGCAAAAGCTACTAAAGCACAAAATGCAACTATCCTATCCACGTTTAGTCCGTCTCTGTATGCACTCATCTCTTTTAAAAGCATAGGATCAGGTATTCTTTCCACTCCATATATAGTCTTCACTATAGTACCATCTGGTAAAGTTTCATAGTCAAGCTCTTCTTTAAGAAATTCTATACCATAACTTAGAATAGTTCCTTTAAATAACGTGCCTACATTTTTCCAACCATATTGCTGAAACACATTTCTGTTTGCACCTATGTCTTTTAGAAACAATATCATATCTTTTGGAACCAAATATCTTTGCTTCTTCCTAGAAATCATATATTGAATGAATAAAGCTACGTTGTTTTCCACCATCGTCCAAGCATTATACCACTCTATGATCATCTCCAACCGTTCATGAGTTTTGTTAATGTCATCAAATCTGCCACACCAGCTGGCTACAATCTGATCTCTTTCTATCATATTTTTTACTTTGCCATCTCCTTCATCCTGTATCACCTCCACTGCATTCTTTAAAACATATATGCTACACAATGATTCTGATGTAGTGGTTTTACCTTCACCTACAGGATCCACACTAGCATAATACATTCCAAATGTAGCATCTTTATAAGGACGTTCGTACACACAGAGCACTCCTTCTTTATCTTCAGTCTTTTTAGAAATAGGAAACTCCATAATAGGAAGTTTTCTAGAGGGAGAAGCTATTATACCACCTTCAGCATTTCTAGATAGATCAAGATACTCCACTGGATATTCTTTGTCAGCTATCCTTTGTAACTGTTTGGTAACCAAATGAGTAGGAAAGACACTCACCTTTCTAGAAGCAAAAGCTTCTGCTATATTACGTGGGTGCTGAGATATTTCAAGCTGGTATGCTTCTGGAGCTAAATCTTTTTTAAGCTTTTCAAACTCTTCGTCCAAAGCTTTAAGAGCTTCTTCTACAAGAGAGTTTCCGTAATTGTCTATATATGGAGGCATGCTCCATTGCTCAGGAATAAACAATCCTGTAATTCCTAGTGTACCATCATCATCTATAAGATTTGAGTGAACACCATAGAAACCATTTTCTTCTGGTTGAAAGATATAATGTTTAAGTGGTTCACACTGATCTAGATCACCCACTGATCCTGCAGCAATAAACTGCCCAGTGATAAGATGACCTGATTTAAGAGCTGGTTTAATATACCCATATGTAGAATCCATCTTAGGAGCAATACCTGCCTCCTCATGAAAGAAGTATGTTACGGGACCACCGACACCATTTGTAGGATCTTTCTCAAATGAATAACCTAGCATTACAGATTTTAAACCTTTACTGGTTACACGATTGTTCACTCTCACTTCAATTTGCTGTTGCCATGCAAATACCTTGTCTGGTTTACTAGGTCTATACCAAGCTGTGTGCTGATTAAGAAAGTTTTGGTATTCATCTAAAAACTTCCAAGATCCTTTTTCATTTATATAATCTTTTAGACTAGCTCCTATCTTACATATGGCACCTTCTTCAAACCAATATTGGTTAATGAGTTTAGCCATGTGAAAATAAGAACTAGCTATCTGACGTTTTTTAAGGATAATGGCATGTTTATAATGCATTTCTGCTAAGTGCTCATACAGAGCCATGTGATACTGAGCATCCCTCACCTTGGCAAAGTCAAAACGTTTTTCTTCTTTATCATAGATGGGAAGAAAGTTAAGCCACATGTAATAGTCTCTAGAAACATACCAAGTCTTGGTACCACTATGCACTATTACACCATTCCTACATTTTGCTTTCTGGTCATCCCAATAAGCCATAAAGTCTTTACTCTTTATAGGAGCAGCACAATAGTATTTCTGTTTTTGAAACTTACGTCCTTCAGCATTGAAGATGAGACTATTATCATCAAACCCATATTCTCCAGGTTCTTTAAATATAAGTAGTAAAAAATCTTTAAAGTCATCATGTGTATTAAAGACAGTGTTAGCTACCCATTGCCCATCTCTGTAAGTTGGTACTTCTTTATAATTACTCAATGTTTAATTTTTTTTCTATATCTTCTCCTTCTGTTTTTTGTACAATTTCTAAAAGTGTAGAAAACTTACTACTTCTAATTACACCTTCTAATTCGTAATTACTCCAATAGTCATTATATAACTCTCTTGGAATAGCTGACCATTGATTTGTGTAGGGATTAAAATGAAACACCCAATTGTAAAAAAGTTCTTTCATATTGATTATTTTTTATTAAACTGAACAACTGTAAAAAATGATAAAGCAATTAAAAATGCATAAGATATACCATAGTTAATATTTTCTCTTCTTCTTTTTTCTACCAATTCTGTAAACTGATTTTGACCTATCTGGTATTTTATTCCTAAACTTCTTAAATCAGCTTGAGATCTATCAAACATATTCAAGTGAGTGTAAGATGTCACGGTATAAATAGCTAATTGATTCTTAACAGAATCCAAATATTTTTTTCTTACTAATGTATCTTGACCACTAGAAAACAACACAGCAAACATTAATAAAAGTAGAAACATTAATTGTTTTTTTCTTTTAAACTTATTGATCATATGCTAAGTTTTGTCCACCACGCACAGTGGATTGCTGTTCTTCCATAAGATCCCTATAGACACCTTTGAATGATTGTCTCACCATATCAAACCTTTCTGCTATTCTAAGGATTGCTGTAGCTGATCCATCTCTACCAGAAGTTACTTGTTCTGTTGCCATAAAGGTTGCCATATTATCTAAAGCAATTTTTATACAT